CATAGACGCCTTCGGGAATGTCTTTGGCTTGTTCAAATTCGATAGTAAGGGCTGCGGCCGTTGGGCGGGCTTTATATTTCTCCATGTACGCCGCGGTCCGTTCAAAGATTTTTCGTTCAGATGGATCGCTAAAATATTCTGGCTTAAGGTATGGCAAGACCTTCCAAGCATACCCATCCGAATAGAGGAGGTGTTGGAGGATTAACCGATCAAGTGATAAGTCTGTGGCCACTATTCCTCTACGCTTTCTTGTGTGATACCACGGACTTCTTCGCTTTGCCCAAAACAAAATGCCGCTTTAACGACTTCTTCTAATTTATCTAAAACATCTTTAGTAAAAAACCGTTCAGGATCAGCATCAATGTCCTTCGTAAATCCTTTTTCACCGTTTGGGAATACGAAGCGGTTGCCTTCTTTTTTAATAAGCCCAGCTGCTTCCCCAAGTTCTTGCAACCCATAGTACCTGTCAAGCCCCTTCTGAAATGATAACCTCGTTTTGACACGCACACCTTCTTTTGTGAAACGGGACTTTTTCATTGTGCAGGTAATAATCACTCCGACAATATTTTTATCTTTGTCACGATCTTTGGACTTCGACAAGAAAAGGATGGTGCTGGCCGCATACTTTAATCCTGCACCGCCACCCATTTCTTTAGTTGGCACGTAAGTACCGATTATATTATAGACATGGTTGGTAACAAGCATCGGCACTTTTAATTTAGCCAATTTGAGGGTAAGGACCCTGAACGTGGCTTTAATAAGTTGTGCCTTAGTCATATCGCGTGTTTCTTTTCCTTCGCCGGTATCTTCCACTTCTTTAGTAGTTGATAATGCGCCAAGGGAATCTAATGCGAATATCAAGGGCGGCCTGTCTTCTTCGGGTACTTTCGCATAATTATCGAGGACGCGGACTGCGTGGGTACGGAAGGATTGGATTGTTTCTGGTTCAACAATAATAACACGTTTTGCGTCAATACCATGTTCAACCATCATCTTTTTCGTTACCGCACCTTCCGTATCGTAATAAAACGCGGCTGCTTGCGGGTGTTGCTCAAGGAAATGTTTCAATACCGCTAAAAGGTAGAAAGTTTTGCCAGTGGCTTCTTCTCCAGCCAAGGCAGTGACTTTATTGTTTGGTATGCCACCCCAGAGGCTTCCTGAAAGGGCCGCATTCAGGATATGGGAACCCGTATCTATCCAGCCAGAGAATTCTGCTGAGGATGTGGCTTCATCCGCGATATGGGTGTTAGGATCGTCAAGTTCATCCAAGATACTTTGAAAAATGCCAAGACTATCGGTTGTTTTCTTTTTATTCATATGTCCTCCAGGTGACATATCATTATACTACTTAAAAGACACTTTGTCAAATAAAAAGCCACGGTAACTGTAGCACTACCGTGGCTTTTTTATCACGTGGCTTGTTTAAAACTTGTATGCGGCCCGCAAGAGTTTATAGAGTAGGTTACGTGTGGCCGTCCGGTTGACCTCTGTAGGCAACGCAGTGACCTTTGCAAGGGCCTCGACCTCTTCTATGAGGGTTTCTAAGCGTGGCGATACTTCATTGGTGAAATGAAGATTTCCGGTTTTCAGTTCGCGTAGGTATGCCGTTTCGGCTAACGGATAGGTGAACCCACCATTTCGCAGGATTGCACGGATTTGATATGCTATCCGGAACGCGTGGCTAACTGCTTTCCAATCCACACCCTGGTTTAATTCAGCTAACCTGGCCCTGCTACCATATTCCTCAATGAACCGTTCTAATACTGGCAGGTATTCACGTACAAACGCTCTAGGATTTAATAATTTGCCACAAACTTGGTAGTATTCAACGTCATCATCTTCGCGGACCCATTGGCAATGTTCGTTTATCGGAAGGATATCCCGTTTGGAATTGACACGGGAATTCCTATCCACGCTTTTGAAAGCGTTAAGCACTGCTTTAGCAGCCGAGAGCCGGGAACCTTTGATACCATACTTGGCTGCCTGGGCCCTGGCATACCGGATTGAGGCTGCTATATTCTTAGAATAAAACATGGACCGCTGGGCCACAAGGACTTCCCAGATATCCGACGTAGCCAAAATAGCTTGGGCAGGTGCGTGGAGCATGTCTATTGCTACGGTTTGCCCTTCCTCTGCCAGCGCGAAAAAATATTGGAGGGAATACATTTCCATGTCCCTATCATTAGCTGTATTCTTAGTATGTTCGGCTAACTTTGTGTTATCATGCGCCGTCGCCTTGACTGTGCAGCAAAGCACGTCCTTTACTGACGGTAGGAATATGCCCTTATAATCCCTATCGGAGTTTGGCCCGGCCAACCCATAGAGGTGCGAGCCAAAGACCATTTCTACAATTTTATTCATTATCAAACCTTCTTAATAGTTTCCTTCTGCAACCTGAAAGCAGATTAAGCCAATGCGGCGCCACATTGCCACCACGGAAATACGGTCATCCAAAACAAACGTCACCCTATATTCTGGCTCCACGGCAAACCGGTAAAGAAATTCTTTAACAATATCATCCTTTCTCCTATCACGTTCTGGCCGCATTATCAAATCCGTGTATGGTACACCATGCCAAAACAAGAATTGCTCTGTTTGGCGTCGGAATTTATTGCTACGCCCAGTTATACAGATAATTGCGTGGTCGGTTGCAAAGCGGCGGACAACCTCACGGACCGGAACAGATACATCGTCCTCTTGGCAATAGGAATGATCGTAAGGGTCTCGGCTGGGAGCACGAATAGAAAGGGTGCCATCCAAGTCCACAATAATGGCAGGTTTTTTTATAATCCCCATTCACTTGTTGAAAATTTATGTAGTTGAGCAACCATTTTTGGTTCGACTTGGAATGCAAATTTTACGGCTGGTTGATCAATGGGTATAAGGATCATATTGCGGTTGTCCCGTGTCGTATAAAATTTGGTGGTAAATGTTTTTGGATCAATTTCATAACACTTGCCGCTCCGGCTGCGGTCCCTTGAATTAAGGGCTATCATAAACAACCGTCCAACATTGCGGCATTTCCATAATTGGTTTTGTGCGAATGAAAAGGCTCGTTGGGTGTGAAATTCCTCCATAGTCTTGACCTCAACTGATACACCATTAGCCAGCATATCTTTTTCTGAATCGAATTGGTTATCAGAATATACCACTTCGGCACCTTCAGCAATCTTGAGGTACCTCCCAACGATCATTTCTCCGAGGCGGCCTTGTGCAACCTTTTTCTCGTTTGATGAATAATAGGTTTCCATTTAAAAGAAGGACTCCAACGTTTGGTTCGGTTCTGGATGCCACCCAATGACTTTAAGTATAGCATTGAGTGGTTCTATAAAGGCTTTGTCAAATTGCATGGAATAGTCAATATAGGGCCGTAAGCCAAATTCTTCTGGCAAAAATGCAATAGCTGAAATGACATGGGACATGATGGGATTGGGCTCTTTAAGGTAACAGAATTTGATCTTTTCTCCATTACGGATTTCTTCGTATTTCTTTTCCAGCTTTAATTCTTTCCGTAAACGGTTATAAATGACTGCGCCTTTTGTGTGTATCGGCACACCTTTTTCTAAATTAAGATATTTTGTAACTTGGTTCACTGCCCGTGGAAATGCGATGTCCTCAAATGGTAGGGACTGAAATTCTTGACGGTACTTTTTAATGAATTCTTGTAAATCCCTTTCAGTGCCTGACATAATGACACCAATTGCGTCTTTAATAGCTTTACGGCAAGAAGATGGAGTAGAAGATTTTACAGCTTCGATACCCATGATTTTGATTTTTGGGGTATCGTACCGGATACCTTCATTGTCAAATACATTGAGCATGTACCGTTTCTTAGCTGTCCAAATACCACGGTTCGCAATAGCTTCGCGTTTCATCACCAATGTGCCTTGTTGGGCACCAAGCATCTGAGAGAGCCGGTTAAAGATTTCATCAAAAGCTGGAATAATTTTCTTCTCTGCGATTTTATCAAGTTTTTCTACTAGCTGTTCTTGCGTCAATGCTGGATTTACTGCTAAAAGTTTTTCCGCAGCACCAGCAAATTTAAGGTAGAGGGAATCCGTATCAGACGCAATAACGTAATCTTTGCCGTTTGTATCAAGGAGGGCATTCATTACTTTATTGATTTCTTGTTCAGCAAAACGGATAACCAATTGGCCACCAAAAGTAATTGCTGTTGCCTGGCGGATATCAAAGTGCCGAAAATGCTCGTTACCTAACCGAGCGCTCCGTAACACGAATTAAGCTGGAGTTTCTTAGCCAATTGCAGGTTTTTGTATTTGGCTATCTCCTGCTCTTTCATATTACGGAAGCGCTCAAGTTCCTTCAAAGCTGTCAAACTTACGGTTGTTAAATCTTTTTGCCTATCTCTTGACTTCTGCTTATCTATTTCTTTTTCAATAGCAATAAGGTCTTTTTGCGCGGCTTGCATAGCGTTCTTGTATTCAACCCGTTTCCCATAAAACTTTTCCATCATTTCTGGTAAAAACCCGCGCACATCTGTCCTGAAGACCCAACCATTCGCACCTAGTGCGGTGTGGGATTTTGCAAAGGCAGGCACTTTGCCAGCCAATAACTTATCAATCGTAACATCTTGGTGGCATTGGTTCAGAATTGTTTCCGGTGAAATATTGAACATTCTGATAAGGTTTGGATACATGGAATTTAAATCGAACGACAATACCCAATCATGCGATCCGATCTGTGGATCTTTTACATACGCGCCTGCATACGCTTCGTTTTTATGCCCACCACTATTGACGGGAACAGCAATCTGCCGCTCCCACAAATAATTATGGATAAGGACATCCCACAAACGGACTTGCGTCATTACATCGGTATAGTTGACTTTGGCATCATACGCCATTGCTAACGCCAGGTCGATCAATTTCATTTTTTCATCTAGTTTTTGGACCAGTAGCACATCCTGGATATTGTATTCTACAAACCGTTGGTGGTCACGCTCATACATGGCTTGAAGTGTTGAGTAATCAGTGTAAGACAGTTTGCTTGTACCCAATTCAACATTGGCAATGTGGCCAAGCCTGTACGATTCTTGTTGGTTGTAAGTAAACTTGCGGTATAGGGCCAAGTAGTCAAGGATACTGACACCGCCAATATCAATGCACGTTCCCTCTTTACCGAAGTTATCATAACCTATCCGTTCTGAAACCAATCCCCAGGGTGATAACTTATTGGCATATTTCACGCCCAACTCAGATTTAATCCGGCTATAGAGGTAGGGAAGATCAAATCTGTCAACACTCCATCCACTTACAATATCGGGATGGACGTTAACCCAATAATCGAGTAGGCGTGTAAGGAGTTCACGTTCATTCTGGCATTGGTGGAATTCAACATTAAGTCCTTCTACTTCCTTATGTTTCGTTGCATCGTATGGACCCAGTGCGAGGACAAAAATACCATTAGCATCCTGGCAGGTGGCAGCTGTGATTTGTTTGTTGGCCAATTTCATGTTTGGGAAGCCTTCGTCCATATCCATTTCAAGGTCTATAAAGACAATCCGTAAAAGGTTGCGGTCAAATTCAACAATGCCGTTATAGGTTTCATTGAGGAATGCATAAACAAAGCGCGGTAATCCATAAATCCGCATACCTTCAACGCCGTCGTATTTTTTGATAAAATCTTTGGCGGAATAAATGTTTGCTTGCCGCATCGCGGTCAAAAGCTGGCCACTTGGTGTGCGCCAGGGCCCTGGCTCTTCGCCGTTAGGAAAGAATAGGAGGGGGCGGTAGGGAACTTTCTCAGCAAACCGTTTGCCGTTGCGGATGCCGCGGATGAATACTTCATTGCCTTTGGTAAAGGCATTAGTATAGAAATTCAAAGCCATACTCTATGATAGCAAAACTGGAAGAATCAGTCAATCAACTAATTTAGGCTTAAACCCTTTGGGTATCTGATGATTTGTATGTAATGCCTGCTCAGGGATAACAATGCCAGATCCAAATGTCGTATTATAGCTATTGAACATTTCCTTTGCAGGAGAAGAGAAAAACAGTACATGGTTCAAAGCAAAGGTGACTTCTTTACCACCTGGCGTATCTTCACTAAATGGTAAGAAGTCTGATAAGTGGACAATGCCTTTTCCTGTTTGTTGGTCCATACCCATAAGAATAGCGGCAGGTTTCTTAATTGTGATTGTTGAAGAATTAGATCCAAGGGATACTTTTCCAATCACCATCGCACCAGTAATAAGTTGAAGCAGCACAACCTCATTGGAAAAAATCGTGCTTGTTGGTTCTTTAACTACGGCTGTCATTAACTAACTCCTTACTCCTATATGGTTTTGTTTTCTTCTTACCAATGTGATACTTTGGTTCGAGCATCCACTCTGTCTTTTCGTGGAATGGGATGATTTTAATTTCGCTCAAACTTGCTGCATCCCAGTTTTGGTAATTTGTATCAACTGGCCGTACCAATTTCCACTCAGCCAGTAATTTTATGACAGTATTACGTTGGCGCCTGTCATTATCATTAAAGGTACTTTCAGCTCCGTCAAGGGCAAAGAGTTCTTTATAATGGGTAATAAAATACCGTCCTTGCTTATGTAAGATATGGCAAAGCTGGGTGAGGACATCATTATCAGCATTTGGATGGCCGATCCGTGTGAGGGTTTCGCGGATAATAAGAAAGGCATCTGGTTTTGGTAGAAGCACTTCGGCCATAGTGTTTATGATTGTTTTACTCTCCATCTTCTTTTCCACCTTTCGTCATAAGGGTACTAATTTGTGCCAATTGAGATTGTGTTAAAATGCGGCAAGCCTCAAGGGCTCGTTTGTATCCAAACCCAAATGCTTCTTGTACTAATTCAATATTTGCATTAGTTTGTTTTTCGCCCCATTTTCGTTTTGGGCGGCGCCGCGGTCGAACAGAATAGAAGTAATAATCATATTGTAGGCGGGTTGGTAATGCCGCCCGCATATTCATATCTTGGGCTTCTTCGATAGTGTCAGGATGGAATGAGAAGGTTTTATTAATGAGGAATGGCAGATAATCTTTTTCTGCTAACTGGTCGTTTTCTGTACCACACATGGAGTGGATTTTAGTTGTACCAGCCGATTCTACATAACTAAATGGATTTATTGCAGCCATAAAACTATTTCTTGACTAATTTATCAATGATGATTGCGGTTGTAATGTATGATGTTGGCACGTTCATAAAAGCTGATTCGTGGGCATCATAATATACCAATAATGGAAACGGCACTAATTGATTTAATGCCTTGATAATGTGTTGATATTGGCGCCATGGTGTGTCGTGTGGCAAAATACCTGTTTTAACTTGTTCTGGTGTGAGGTTGCCAAATGCTTCAATAGGTATGACAATAATAATTTTTTGGTTAGCTTCTTTAGCGGCTTGAAACTGTTCCTCACAATCATCCGCATCTATTTGTAAAATTGTTACATCAGAAAATTCATGGTACCGGTTTATGGCTTCTTCTACATCATTGAATGCTTGGTAATCTGTACCTTGAAACAACATAAAAAGGACCGGCTCGTGGATTAATTGGCGCCAAGCTTCAAGCCGGATTAGTGTTTCACGAACCTCTCCAGTTATAACAGAAGGTAATGCTGGTATACAAAGCGTTCCTGGGTGGGTTGTCCATTCCACTAACAAATCTTTAAGGATTGCCGATTCAAAGGGATCTAAATCGAGGTTATATTTATTTGTTTTTTCCGGTAACATCATTTTGAAATCCTACTTGTTTAAGCCGCGAATCATTAGGGTCAATAGCGGTTGCAAGTTCTTTGAAGTCCTGGAGGGTGAGGTCACCCTCTTTGCTATAACGGTTACACCATTCAATAGTTTCTGGCATCGACACAAGCCTCTCGTGGTAAGCACAAAAAACATTATATCCGCTGGAATGTTGGTCTTTATAAATCCATGATCGTTGGCACGAAAAACATAGACCTTCTGGTTGATTGAAAATTTTAATCTTCTGGTCGTTTACTCCCAGTCGGTAAGCTTTGCTTTCATCTGCGACACTTAAAAATGGCTTTTTACGTTCAACGATATCGTCAAACATAGTCCTCCTCTTGGTTATTAACACTAGCTTCGAGAAGGCTGTTAAGATTATTTAGTTTATCGGCATTTAATAATTTCAGTTCTTCTTTTTCCAATAACTCTGCCTCATCTATGGCTAATTCTGCATCATGTAACCAATTGACTTTTTCTTTATGGCGGGATACTTTTTTATCCATTGGACCTGCATGCCGGTTATAGGTCTCAAGTGCAAAGAGATCGCGGTATTTTTGTGCGGCTGCGCGGCCGCGGTGGCGGGGATTGCTCATAATCATTTATTTCTTTATTTAAAGGTACAGGAGTGCATCACTTCTGTTAAACAAGCTGCTAAATTAATTTCTTGGTCGACCACAAAAGCAGCTTTATATTGATAATCGGCCAGTGTCACTATTAACATGGGGACTGATTTAGGATCTAAGACATCTACAGCCATATCATAAAACCTGCGGAAGAGGGTTGCGGTATCTTCGGTTTGGTTTTGTGCGATCCATGTCCGCATTGCACCAAAATTCTTTTCTTTCATAGCCCCCAACAAATCTTTAATATCTGTATTGTTGATGGTAGCAAGAATACCGGTATCAATCTTTCCTGTAGCTGCATACCGTTGCAATTCATTAATACAGCGGCGCCAATCGGGCAAGTATTTTTTGACTAATTCAACTAAGACCTTTTTATCAAATGGTATTGATTCGGCTTTCAAGATTGTTTCAAGCCGTCCAAGCATTTGCGCGGCCATGACCACCTTCTCTGCGGCTGTCAATCTGAATTCAATGCAAGACGTCCGCGATTGTAACGCTTCAATGATCTTGTTCTTGAAATTACAAGTCAGGATGAACCCACAATTAGATGCAAAGGATTCCATAAAATTGCGGAGTGCTGGCTGTGTATGCGGAGTAAGGTAATCTGCTTCGTCAAGTAACACATATTTCCGGCCACCCGTAAAACTAACCGTGCTTGCAAATGCCAGAATATCTGTCCGCAGCGTGTCCAGGTTACCATGGAGTGATCCATTAATTTCAAGGATATCGCAACCCAATTCTTCTAACATAGCTCTGGCGACAGTGGTTTTGCCAATACCAGGACCTCCAAAAAGGAGAAGGTTCGGTACGTTTTTATCATCCACAAATTGCTGGAATATTGCTTTAGTTGCAGATGGCAAGATAGTTTCAGAAACTTTCTGTGGACGGTATTTCTCAGTCCAAAGAAATTGTTCTACATGCTTCATTATAATTCCTTAGTTTTGATATCAACGGGAAGCCAGTATTCAACAGTCACGCTATCCGCAATGTTAGTCTTTAAATACGCAAGGCCTTGGGTAGATACTTTTGCCTCATACTTGCCTGGTAGGATTTTGAGATATTCTGTCTTGAATACCGTACGGTAGTTAGTTTCAGCTCCACCAACTTCATATTCAAAGACATTGGACCCTTCGGTCCGCAAGTCGGTTGCACCAATGTAGGATTTGCCATCCCGTCCAAACAGCATAATTTCAGGTAATGACAAGAGGGCGGCTGCCTGGAGTGTTGCTTTTAGGGCTTCTGCTTCGATGGTGAATTTAGCATCCTCAGACGGTAATTTAATTGCATGTTCTGGCGGAGTTGTAACGTGGGCCTTTGAGCCATAAAAATATTTTACAGCAGTTGGCCCACTACGGATCATTACATAGTTATCAGCGCATTCTAATTCTGAAGAAGAGCAAAGATCAAGAACGGCAATAAATTGTGCTAAATTATAGATGGCAAATTCTTTTGGGAATTTGTCTTTGAGTGTAGCTTGGGCCATGATTGTTTTTTGCGGCTGGACTGTCCGCTGGATATGCCCTTCTTTAAAGATAAGGGACTGGTTAATCGTGGCAAAATTTTTCAAGACTAAAATAGTCTCAGGTGAAAGTTTGAGTTTAGGATATTTCATGGTGTGGTATGTGTCCTCCGTGTGTAACAGGATTCCGCAAGTCCTGTTGTTGTTATTTTGAAAGTTGCGGCATAATATGTAAAGTGGATTAGGCTTCTTCTTTATTGTGGAGTGAAAGGAGCATCAATGCGTAATGTAAGATTTTTAACAAATCCTTTTTATTTTTACCACCTTTCACGCCATACCGTGACGCATATTTGATGATATTACCGCGGTAAAAATCACTACCAATGTTTAATCCTTCTAAGTATTCTCCTGTCTGAATCCGCGTCCTGGCGTAATGTTCACCATATGTGCTATCCACATAATTCTTGAGTTCCTCAAGAGACAGGTCCTCGTCATAACGGTATTTGGATTTATATTCTGGTTTTGATCTTATTACGGTCATAGTTGAGTTAATTCCAGGAATCCACTGTAATCCTCCTGAAAGCAATCCGTCTTTGATGGATTTAGTAAGGTCTTTTAATTCTGTAGTATTCATTTACTTCTCCTTTTCTTTTTTGGCGGCA